AAAAATTCACACTTACTGCTACTGAAGCAGATGATACATATTACATAGAAGCTGCATCATCTAGCACCACCAGTTATGCAATAGGTGATTATATTTGGGAAGCATACATAACAAAATCTTCTGATTCTAATAGAGTTATGGTTGATTCAGGAAGAACAACCATTACAGAAAATTTAGCTAACACAAATGCTGATTTAAGAAGCCACGCTAAAATAGTATTAGATGCAATAGAAGCTGTAATTGAAAACAGAGCTTCAATGGATCAATCTTCAATGTCTATAGCTGGTAGGTCTTTATCCAGAATGTCTATAGATGAACTTATGACATTTAGAGATAGGTATAAAGCTGAATATCTAAAAGAAATAAAACTTGCAAGAATAAGAAACAAACAAGGTTCAGGTAATACTGTTAAAGTAAATTTTGGATCAACTCGAACAACTAATGTAACTGATTATTCATAATGGCTTGGTATAACAACATATTTGGTAACAATAAAAAACCAAAAAGAAAATTTAAAAGAAGTTATACAGGTGCAAATACAGGTAGATTATTTGCTGATTTTATAACTAGCTCTACATCTGCTGATGCTGAAATTAAAGATAACATAAGGCTTTTAAGAGATAGAAGTCGAGATTTAGCAAGAAACGATCCATTTATTGCAAGGTATCTTAACCTGATGGTATCTAATGTGATCGGAAAGCAGGGCGTAAGAGTTAGCTCCAAGGCAAGAAATGATGATCAATCATTAGATATTGGAGCTAACCTGCTTATTGAAAGAGCTTGGAAGGAATGGTCTCAATTAGGGAACTGTACTGTAAATGAGAGACTTACATTTATAGATTGTCAAAAGATATTTATTGAAACTTTATGTAGAGATGGTGAGGTAATTATAAGAAAAGTAAAAGATAGTAATTCACCATTTGGTTTTAGAATTTCATTTATTGAAGCAGATCATTTAGACGAAAATAAAAATGAAACATACCTTAAAAATGGTAACAGTATTAAGATGGGTGTTGAGCTTGATAAAGGTGGTAAACCAGTTGCATATCATTTATTTAAAAAACATCCATACGATAACACCTATCCAAAACCACAACAGGAATATATCAGAGTTCCAGCAGATGAAATAATACACGCTTACTTACCACAAAGAGCAGAGCAAACTAGAGGTGTATCTTTTATTGCACCTATCATAGCTAATATGAAAATGCTTAATGGTTATTATGAAGCTGAAATAGTAGCTGCTAGAGTTGGTGCTTCTAAAATGGGCTTTATTACCAGTCCAGATGGAGATGGCTACATTGGAGATGGCGAACAAGAAGATACATTTAATCCTACTATGAACGCACAAGCAGGAGTATTTGAGCAACTACCAGCAGGTATGTCATTTGAAAGTTTTGATCCTACGCATCCAACATCTGCATTTGAACCATTTACTACAAGCATATTAAGAAGTATTGCATCAGGTTTAAATATTTCATATCACGCACTAAGTAATGATTTAACTTCTGTAAATTATTCAAGCATCAGACAAGGTGCATTAGAGGACAGAAGTATGTATCAACTGTATCAACAGTTTGTAATAGATCATTTTATAAATCCTATATTTAAGTCATGGTTAGAAATGGCTATATCAACAGGTTATATAAACTTACCTATAGCAAAGTATGACAAGTTTGCTAGAGCTATAAGTTATATACCTAGAAGTTTTGCATGGATTGATCCATTAAAAGAAATGCAATCAAACATATTAGGTTTACAAAATGGTACTGTAACTTATGCTGATATATCTGCAAACTATGGTAGAGATGTAGAAGAACTATTTGAACAACATCAAAAAGAAGTTGAGTTAGCAAAACAATATGGTATTGAAATAGCTTATCAACCATTTGGAACTAAGCTACCAGTTGAAGCTAATATACTTGGTGGAGAAGAAGAAGATGCCTAAACACAATCTAACAGACTTTCCAAACAAAGGGGATGATAAAAAAATATCTCTTAGAAACTCAAACTATCCTGTTTTTGATAAAAGATTTGCAGAAGGTCTTAAAGAAAATGATGCTAAAATTTGGAAAGCAGGTGGCAATATTGAAGGTAATAGATCATTTAGATTATTAATGAGAGCATTAGATGGCGATGATTCACCTGAAGTTTTAAAAAAAATCAAAGAACGAGAAGCGTGGGCGGCAAGACATTTTGAGGATGGTTCACAATTTAAGTCAGGTGATAAACCAGCTAGACCATCTAATATTGCAGGTGTAGTAGCTCAAATTAAATGGCTTGTGATTGGCAATCTTGGTGAACAAAAAATGAAGGATGTAATACTTGAAGCTATTAAATATTTAGAACAAAAAGAATCAGGATCAGCAAGTCAGGCTCAACAAGATAGGCAAATTTCTGAACAAACAGAAAAGGCTCTTAGAAATAAAGTCAAAGAACATAATGAAGAAGTTAATAATGCTGCTTCAAAAAGAACAACTCTAGGCACACTCAAAAAAGTTTATGACAGAGGTATTGGTGCATATAATACTAATCCTGCTAGTGTAAGACCTAATGTGAGTTCCCCTGCTCAATGGGCGATGTCTAGAGTTAATTCCTTCCTTTTTGTTTTGCGAAATGGAAGGTTTCAAGGTGGGAAGCATGATACTGATTTGCTTCCTGAATCACATCCTTTATCAAGCAAAGAGGAGAAATCTATGGAAGATAAACAGGATAGGCATATCCTCAATGTAAGCGAAACCGATGATAAAGTTGTAGTCGAGTTTGCAAAGCATCACGAGGATGAAGAAGAAGGCGAAGAAATGGAAATGACTGAGGAAGCACGTCCATATCACGATGATGAAAATGAAGATAAAGAAAGGAAAGTAGTTAATTTAAAAGTTAATTACAGAACTATAGATTTATCAAGATCAGAATTTGTCGATGAAGAAAATAGACGTGTAAGAATTGGTGTTTCTAGTGAAGAGCCAGTTGAACGTAGTTTTGGAATGGAAGTTCTAGGACACTCACCTGAAGATATAAACATGGAGTTTATGGAATCAGGAAGAGCACCACTTTTGTTAGA